TGTTGTTGTCCAATACCTATTGAATTGTAGGAAAAATTCCTTACTACTCGTGAATTTGTACTATCATAGAATGAAATGTCAAATCCTGTTCTATCAGAATTGGAAACTGTAAAATAATCACCAGATAACATATCTTCGGCAGTGACTGTTAATTGTGGTTTTTCATAAAAAGCATTGTCATAATCAATCACTTTATCAGCACCAGATAAACTAGCGACATCATTATCGGATTGGGTTAATTTTGGTAGAATGATCTTAATAGAAAGATTTTCTACCACTGGAGTGGCAGTAGGATTTGTTGAAGTTAGTACTGCTTTGAACTTGACTGCTCTGGCTATGAAATCACCATTCTCAAATTCTTTAAATGCTGAATAAGAAACTGCATCATCACTTGTGGCTACAAATAATTTACAATCAATAACATTTTCTTGGGTGGCATCGGAGGCTTCGTCAAATGTACCCTCTTTAGCATCAAAATTATTTGCAGTTGCATCAAAGCTATCTGAGTAATTTAAATGGATAACATCTAAATCGTGCAATAATAATTTAAAGGGAAACTTATTAGAAAAATCAAATCCATCAAATTCATAACTTCCACTAGATACGATTGTTCCAAATCCTGCGTCAAACAATCCTAAGGCATCATCAAAGTCACCTGCAGTATCATCAAATAAAGCTGAAGTGTCTAAAATCAATCCACTAGCAGTCGCAACAGTATTGGTTTTTGTTCCTGTGAAATCTGGTTCTTCAGTAATGGTTTGAACTGATTTAAAATCTTTTCCGAATACTTGTGTTTCTGCATCAAAGTCTAAAACCACACTGTCAAAGTTTTCTGAAGCTACTCCAAAAAGATCAACTGCTTTAATCATATAAGTACCATCATTAAAGATAGGGGTTACAAATCTATTAGTGTTTTTGGGTATCTTGTCACCAATAATAATACCATTAGCAAATTTAGTTTCATTTGGTTTTTTAGAATAGCGAATGACAAAATGAGATAAGTCTAAATCTGTGGGAGGTGTCCATTGATGAATTAATTTATCACCAGATAGTTCTATAGAATAATCTGTAATATCAGCAGGTGGGGTGAAAGCTGAAAAGACTGTATGATTAACAGTGGTGAATGATGACTTTGCACCAAATGAATTGATTGCTCTTGCTCGGATATTATAAACTTGTCCTTCTTTAACTGGGAACTTTTCAAAAGATGTATTTTTACTAAAACCTAATGATCTGTATTTTGTTTCACTAGATAATTTTAACTGCACTTCAAATTCTACAGAAAAGGGATAATCAGATGCTACTTCAATATTTAATTTAGATACAATACTTCCATCAGTTAATTCTATTAATTCGTCTGTGACTTCTGTAATACCCACAGTTGGCACGACTGTTGGATCAGGTAGATTAGTATCACTAATAACCTTCGGTACTCTTTTCGTTCCAAAGGTATAAAAACCATCTTGGTGTTCTACTAAATTTAAATCGACTGTTTGATCTTTATTAAGATTGACACCTGTTACTCTAAATGGCTTAGAAGAAAAGGCAGGGGTTGCGTGAGTAATATTAACTGTATCACCGACTGTTAAATCCATCGCCTTGCCTGTGGCTTTTAAAGATACTCGCAAACTATTTCTTGATCTTCGTAAAACAATCTCTGCGTGTTCTTCAGCTTGGTAATATGATGTTATCCCTGTAAAAGAAAATCTACCTTCTAATAATTCTCCACCATCTTCAGCTAATAAGGTTGCGTGTTGGTCGGCACTAGGTAATCCACTATCATCATTAGGTGGGAAAGATGCAGTGCTTGTTCTAAAATCTCTTTCAATATCTGGAAAGTCAATAATGACTTTATTATATTTAACTGTTTTATCTTCTGATTTAATTTGAATACCACCTAAAATATCACTTTCATCTAAAGTAATCGCAGGGGTGCTAGTGCTTTCAATAGTCATTTTATAAAGACCTGCACTGTAAGTTAAAAATCCTCTACAATTAGATAAGATAGTTCTGATATTATTTAAAACTTTGTTTCTTGTATCTAAGACAATACATAAATTCATTAAGTCAATCGTAGTGCTAGAAGAACCATCATTAGGATCAGTGACATTTCCTACATCTACTGGATTGACTGTAGTAGATGCAACTTGAGAAGCATCATAAAAAGTTTGTCCATCTATATCACTATCAGCAACACCTTTACCAAATCTGGTATTGGTTAAATAATCTAATAAACAAAATGCAGGATTAGAAGAATAAGCATAAGTACCACTAATATTTCCCCCACTATCTACTGATCTAACTTTTCTACCTTGAACTAAACAAGTAATTTTTGGTAATGATTGAAAGACATCTGGATTATAAGTAAATCGGAAAGCAACATAAGCAACACCTCTTAATCGGTGGGCAGTGGTGATGCTATTAGAAATCCCAGTAAATAAATTAGTTCTTGTTTGATTATCTCTACCATCTTTAAATTGTAGGGCAAAATGAAATTGATCTTCTAAAATATCACCATTTGATTTTTCTCGGTCTGCAAACTTTCCATAATAAATTTGATCGTGAGTAAAAGAACTAGGTGAAGTTTGATTAGGATTGGTTGATGAAGTTCCTAGATCAGTGACTTCTATATCGTCTAAATATATTTTTTTTAACGCATTAAATTGACCTTCTCCTAAGACTAGAATACCCATCAATGTTCTATTATTAACATTGTCAGTTTCTAAATAGACAATCGTACCACCAATTCTACGCAATCCATAAATGACTGGAATACCTCTACTAGAACTTCTTTTATTAACTAAGACACCATCATTGGTTTGAGTGGGATCGTTATATCCATCAGTATCAAAGTTTGGAACTTCTGGGATAGGAATAATCCAAGATACAACTTCCTCTACAACATCAACTGCAAAATCAACAACATCTTCAACAACATCAACAACGCCTTCTACGACATCTTCTACGACATCTATAACACCTTCAACAACGTCACCAATGAAATCAAAAATACCACCCATTATCTATATCTCCAATTTTTCCCCATTTCTTCATAACCAACTTTTAACATTAAATTATCTAGTTCTAACTTGGTGATATATCCAAACATTATTGGTTTATCTTTGGCTATCTTCTTTAAAAGATCAGTTAATTTTTTAAATACTTCAAATGATCTAAATTCTTTTTTGACATAACACCATAAGACATTGATCTGCACATCTTCAGTCCAAAAATGTTTGCTATGCACAAATCCTAAAGTGCCAATTAATTCATCATCGTCTGATCGTACACACAAAAGACTATTGCGTTTTTGAATAGTAGAAATGCTTTTATATAATCTATCCTCATCAATCGGTGCTAAATCTAAATCTACTATTTCTCTTTTGTATTTGACTAAGAGATCATAAACATCATCTAAGTCTTTTTCAGTGGCTTGGTAAAATCTTCCCATTATTGCTCCCTTCCCCAATTAAGTTCTTTAATGATATCAGCATATTCAAATCCTCTATCATCTGGAAAAAATCTTTGTTGTGTTTCATTGTTAGTAATTCTGCCATTGATTTGACCTGCATTAGCAAAATGACTTTCAATATCTAATTTTAATGTCGCTGTGTTTCTATTATCAATAATTTCATATCCTGTAATGTATCCTTTATAGATTAAAAAAGGGTCAGCGATAATATCATTAGAACTATCTAATAATGCTCTATGAATACTGACTTCATTATGAGTAATATTATTATTTAAAACAATAGCGATATAAGTTTGATCTACTGCACTTAAACTTAAATTTAATCTGGAAACATTAACCCCTGCACTTTCATTGATATTGGTAATGTCTAATAAAAATCCATTAGATTCATAAGTGCGTGAAGTTCCAGAAATACTAGATGTTAAATCAAAACTATTTTCAGTGAAATATCCTACTATACTAGTGAAATCTATTTCTACTAAATGAACTGCATTGACATTTCTAGTTGCATATTCATTTTTAACTGCAGTCGTTAAACCTCTTGCCATTAGAGTGCCTCAACAACATCTAATTCATATCCAAAAACTAAATTACCATCTTTATCTACAGTACCAGATGAAAATTCTTGAACATCTGAAGTCAATCTTGCTGACATATTTAAACTATCAAAAGAAATAGTATCTGCTGATATCGCTTGTCTTAATGGTGGTTCAATCGTGATTGTGCCACTAGAAATATCAGATGCATCATCTACCACCATATACAATTTATCGTGAGATGAAAATTTAACCAGATCACCTGCTAATAAACTGCCTGTACCTGTTCCTCCTAAAGTGATTGATGTATCACCTGCACTTCCAGTTCCTGTCGGACTACCACTTGCAGTTCCTCTAGCATCTTTTAATCCTGTAGGTAAAGGTAAAACAAAACTTTCTTTCTTTGATCTTTGCTTCATTACAAATGCCATTATGGGCATAAAATCTGCTTTAGATTGTGGAGGGAAAGACAAAGTTAAACTAAATCTTTGAGTATCAATTTGTCTGGTGTAAGTCGTACCATCATCAGATATTGAAGTTAATGTTCTTTGATTGCTTCTAAAATTTAATCCAGAATAATTTGTATTGGGGAATGTTCCTGCCATTAGATTATTGCCTCTCTACCTTTATCGGTTACTGCTTGATTAATTAAAGATACAATAGTTCCTCTTTCACTTCTTAACAAGGTTCTAAATCCTCTGGTATCTACTGCATTGATTGTAAAGTTTACATTGACTGGACTGCCACCTGCTCCATTGGGTAAAATAGTTCCATTACTTTCTGGGATAAACGTTTCACGCCCATTTTCGCCCACCGTAT